TCATAATCCTGGGGTCGGGGGTTCAAGTCCCTCCTTCGCTACCATCGCTGTCACTCGCGAGCTCCCCCTCTGGGGTCCGTCAGTCCCGGTCGCCAAAGCCACCGCGGACTGAAGGGAGCTGACTATCTCAAATTGCCATTCGCCCGATTCGAGCGGGATGGCGTAGATTACGGCGATCAGGTCGCGGATTTGTGCCGCGACCTCTTCGCTCTTGGCGTCGCCGGCGGCGAGGCTATCGGCAAGGCCGCGGATCCTCGCTCGGTACGCTTTGGCGATATGCGGATGCAGCGCGATCACTTGCTCTGCGCCAGCCTCCTCGAGCTCGCGCTTCGCGTTGTCGCGTTCAGCCGTCTTTGTCGCCAGGGCCTCGCGAATATCTGCGAAATCCGCCGCGCCCGACGAGATCGCCCCGACAAGTCGCTTGATCGCCGATTCGGCGGCCTGCAGGCGGCGCGCTAACGTCGCGCGCTCTCGATCCGACTTCTCTTGCCCCCGGCCGAGCTGGCGATGATATTCGCTCACCGCCTCACGCTCGGCCTCTTCCGATAGGAGCTGTTGCTCGAGGCCCGCGAGAACGCGCCGCTGCAATTCGTCCGCCGCAATGCGCCGCGCGTTTTTGCAGGTGCCGCCGCCTCGGTGTGAACCGCAGCCGAAGCGACCGCTCACGACCATGACCATCGTGCCTTCGCAGACCGCGCAGCGCACCAGGCCGGATAGCAGGTGCTTCGGGCGACGCCGCACCGCCAGCGGTTGGCTGGCGCGCACCATGCGAGCCTCCTGGACCGCCTGCCACTCTGCCTCGCTGACGATGGCGAGTTCCGGCATTTCCACAAAGAGCAGTTCCGCCGCCTTGTTCGGTCGCGAGACGCGCTTGCGCGATTCCGGGTCGCGCACCATCCGGACGCGGTTGTAGACCAAGCGGCCGACGTAGATCGGGTTATGCAGCATCCCGATCATGCGCGCGCGATTGCCGACGATCGACGGCGCGCGCCACTCCCCGCCCCGCGGGGCGGGGATGCCCTCGCGGTTCAGATCCCGGGAGATCAGCTTAGGGCTCCGCCCGGCCGCATATTCGCGATAGATGCGCCGCACGACTTCGGCCTGGTCGGGATTGATGGTGCGCTTGCCCTTCACAGCATCGCCCTTGGCGTCGAGCTCGCGGACAACGTCGTATCCATAGCAGAGCCCACCCGGCATCGAGCCGCGCGCCGCCGCGCCGCGCTGCCCCCGCCGGATCTTCTGCCCAAGCTCTTTCAGGAAGAGCGCACCCATGGTGCCCTTCAGGCCGATGTGGAGTTCGTTCACCGATCCTTCGCTGAGCGTCTCGATCCGCACGTCGGCAAATTCGAGGGACTGGAAGATGGTGGCGATATCGGCCTGATTGCGGGCGATCCGATCGAGCGCTTCGGACAGAACGATCTCGAACGAACCTTTCGCGGCGGCCGCGAGCATCATGCTCATGCCCGGTCGCCTGTTCGATGTGCCGGAGATCGCAAGGTCGCTGTAGACTTCGACGACGTCCCATCCTTCGCGATCGGCGCGGTCCTGGCAGACGCGGACTTGATCTTCGGCCGAGGTGGCAGACTGGAGATCGCTGGAATAACGAGCGTAGATTGCGCAACGGGGGCGGGACATTGGCGACTCCGGGATAAGGTTTTTGCGCGCGCAACATCCTCTTCCGCCATCTGGCGGGCAATCGTGCGTACGAGCTCGGCGACAGCAGGGTGCATCACTGCCACTCCATCAGCGCGGGATTGAGCCGGACCTGCTTGCCATTCTCTTCGAGCATTCCTCGGCTGCGTAGCCGTCCGAGGTATGTCGTGAACGTGCCGGCGTTTGCTGTGAGGGTCGCTCCGGCCGCGAGCTCGTTTCGGGACATCATTTGCGGCCAGCGCTTCAAAAGGACTTCCGCGAGCCGACCGCTGGACGGCTGCTTCCCGGCCCAGCGTCGGACCAGATCGGGTCCTGGCGACAGCGCCAAGGCTTCCCACTGCCGCGTGGCGAGGTCGCCTGCGGGTGTGTTTTGCCATCGGCCTCCTCGCTCCTCGATGAGCCCTGCGCCACGAAGCGCGGCCTTATAGGTCGACCAGGTCCCACCCTTGCGAGCGAAGCCCGCCAAGAAAGCCCATTGCTCCTCGGTGACCGACGGCGCGCGGTGATCGGTGATCGAAGCCAGAACCTGTAGTGCCGCCGCGCCTCGAATTGCGTGACGCGCATTTGCCGTCTCACCGGCTGGCACATCTGTCTGCGTCGATGTCCGCACCGACCCGAGGTCATCCAGTTGGCTCGGAGCCGCCCCTTCGAGCGGCAAGGTCTCGGCATGCATATTTGCATCACCAGGATGCATATTCGCAGGCGCGATCGCGGCCTCGATCGCCGCGACCCTCGAGACTAGCGTATCCCAAGCTCCAGGCTCGCGCGCGTCGGCGGCAGCGATCGGATCGGAGGTCGGGCGGCTCGCGGCGAGCGCTTCAGCCAGCGCGACGAAATCGACGTCGGCAAGTGCCTTCGGCTCGCTGGCCTCCTGCCCAGCAACTGGCGCGGCGGAGCTGTCGAAGGTTGTCAGCGCCGGCGATAGGCCGCGCTCGAGCACGGCTTCGACCGGGCTGTAGATCCAGCGCTCGCCACGGCCTAGCCCCGCGAGCGATCCCATCACTTCCTTGCGTACGTTCGCCGCCGCGTGGCTCTTGAGATAGCGATCGATCGGCGCCTGATCCTGCGGCGCGATCAGCCGGTGGACGACCATCGTCTGGGCGAGCGCGAGCACAGACTTGGCGATATCGGCCGGCCGTTGGGTGATGATCGTAAGCACGAAACCGCGGATGCGGCCGCGCTTTGCGATCCACGCGAGCGCGCGCTTGAGCTTGAACGCATCGCTATCTGGGACGAGCTCCGGCGCGATCTCATCGGCCTCATCGATGACGAGGTGGAGATTGCCTATAGGTTTGGTCCGCAAGCGGCTGATGAAAGCCAAGGCAAAGGCCCGCTGCTCTTCCTCATCGAACTCGCTGAGGTCGATGATCGCCGAAACGCGCTGCTCAATGAGCAGCTCGGCCAGGCGGAAACCATCGTCCGCCTCCAGCGGCGCGTTACTATGGAGTCCACCGAACACCGCGATATGGAGACCAGGGCCGTCGCCGGCGGCGTTGGCACGCATGCCCCACCACGCGCCGGTCGGATCGATCACGATCACCTGGCGCCCATCGGCGAGCAGCTGCTCGACATAGCCTTTGCCGGTCACCGTTTTGCCCGCACCGGTCGTGCCGACGATCGCGACATGCGTCTCGAGATACGCAGCGACGGTCATGCCGCGGCCTGCGCTTTCCATTTCGGCAGGTCGGAGACGCGCACGTAGAGCCGGTTGCCACTCTCGTGGACACCAACACGTTCGAGCCGCTCGGTGCCGCCATCGGCCGCCAACATTTCTGCGCCGTACGAAAGCTCGAGGATGACGTTCGTGCGGGCGGCTTTGTCGAGCAGCCATGAGCGCATTGGTTCGCGCGTCCACGATCCGGGGTGCTCGCAGTGGGCGAGGACCGTACCAGCTGCGTTGAGATCGATCACGATCCCGGCTCGATCGGGGCGCATCGCTGCGGGCAGCGCGAGCTGCGCGATCTGCTGCGATGCCAGCCACAGGCACTGAAAGCCGCGGCAGGCATCAGGTCGCGCGTCGTAGATCGAGCAGCCATCGGCCGAGCAATGCTCGCACGTTTGCCGGTCCGGCTTGGGCGGCGTCATCTCAACCCGCATGAGTGTGCAGCATAGCGTGCAGGATCCACAGGCGCCGCTCATTCCGCCGCCTCGAGCGTCTCTGCCGGCGAGGGGGCGATCGGCGCGAACCGCAGCAGCGGATGGACCCAACGCGCGGCCGCATCGGCCATCGATGCGCGGACGGTGGCGGCGGCGCCGGTGACGACCTGCAGCACGAGCGTGGTAATCTCGCTCGACTTTTGGCGCGACCAGGGCGCGAAGCTGGCCGTCTCGACGAACGGCTCGGCGATCGCGAGGCGGTCTGACTTGGGGAGTAGATCGAGCATCGCCCCTGTCGGCCGCCAGAATGTCCGAATTCGCTCATCGTCGAGCAGATCGAGATCCGCCGCGACGGCGTCATGGATCGGCAAGCGATAGGTGCTGCCGCCGAGCGAGCGCTGAAGCGCCATCCCGGTCACGACGGCCGCGGCCATCCGCTTGAGGTGCGAGGCTGAAGCCCGATAGTCGAGATAGGCTTCGGCGAGATCCTCGCATGTGAGGAACGACTGCTGTTGGAGCTCGTGCAGCGCAAGGGCGAAGCGTCGGCTGGCTTCGGTCGCGCCGATATGATCGCGTGCGGAATCCGGGCCGCGCTCTGCAGAAGTAAGCCCGCGCACGCCCACCAGATGAGCCATGTCGCCTTTGACCAGGATCCGAAGCTGGGCCCAGACGAGATAGTCCGTCGCGGCATCCCCGCCCGGCGCGGACGCCTCAGCATTCTCGATCAGGGCGCCGCGCAGGATGGTGGTCCGGATCGAGCGGAAGATCTCAATCCCTTCCTGTGTGAGGCCGGATTCCTGCTTGATCTCGGCGTCGGCCAGCGGCTTCGCGCCGTAAGCCACCATTCCGCCGATCGCCGCGCCGGGCGCACTCAATGACGCGCTGCGCGGCGGGAACGTCGCGGCCGATGTCCCGGGCCGATCCTTCTTACTGCCGTATTTCGCCTTGGAGGTCTCCCACCAGTACGAGACATCGGGCTCGCCGCCCTCGGCTATCCGAATGAAGGCGACGATATCGCCATCGGGAAGCTCGAGGCGATCAGGATTGCCGAGCATGTCGCGGCTGAGCACCTTGGCGGACACGCCCAAGAACAGGTCTGGACCGCCGTGCGAGGCTTGCGGCGGCTGTGCGACAAAGCGGAGATCGGGCCGGCCGGTGCGCTGGCGCGTGCTTTCCTGTACGCCGGCAAGCTTGTCGAACGCGAGTTGGCGCAGCAGATCCTCGTGCTTAATCCGTGCGCGCTCGTCAGCGCCATCTGAGAACAGGTCGAGCTCCAGCGCACCGCCGGCAGCGGTATACGCGTCGGCGCCGACGAAGCGCAGCAGTCGGGTGGTCTCCACATCACTGACGCGCAGGTAAGCGCGGATCTTCGCAGGCGCCTTGTCCCAGTCGTGCAGCTTGTGGAGATGCTCGAACGCATCGATCTGCAGCGCATGGTCTTCGGTCGCGGCATAGGCTTTGGCCTGCTCCTCGGTGATCGCGCCAGCCTCGAGCGCGTTGAACACCGGCTTGGCGAGATTGCCGAGGCGGATCCATTTGCGGATCGTGATGACCTCCTGGCCGCAGATCGCGGCGATCTTCTCTGGGCTGTCGCCGCGGCGATGCGACTTCGCGACGCCCTGGAAGATCTCGTACGATCGGAGCTCGCGCCGCAGGATATTCTCGGCCGCGCTCTCGGCCTGCAGGTCGGCATCGCTCGCCTCGCGGATGACGACGTCGATCGGCCAGTCGCCCGGCAGGTCCCCGCGGCCGATCAGCGCTTTGATCGCGCGGTAGCGGCGGCCGCCGGCGTGCACGCCCCATTTGTTCTTGCGGCCCTTCATTGGATGGACGCGCAGCGCGTGGATTAGGCCGAAGGCGAGGATGGACTTTTCCATCGCGTCGTTCGGACTTGTGTCCTCAGCGTTGGTGCGAACGTTGAACGGCGACAGCTCGAGCTGACCGATGGTCATCGTGCGTCGATCGGCGAGCAATCCCCCTTTCTGGGGATTGACAAAATCTTGGGTGAGTTCGGCGATGCTGGTCATGAGCTTGCTCCGGCGATAGGCCGCGAGCGCGTCTCGACTGTGCGGCTGAAGGGTGCGCTCACGTCGACGGTTGCAGCCGTCGGCGCGTCGGGATCAGAAACGGGGAGGGGGACCGCATCCGGCCGGTCCCCCGAACCGAGCGGGAGTGCCAGCTGCCAGCCCTGGGCCGGATAGCGGCGATCGAGACGCGCGCAGGCGCCGCAGCAGCAGCGCCCAGCCGCGACGTCGGCAATGTCGATTACCACCAGCTGGGCGCGCCGCGCGTTCATGCCTGTTGCTCGATCGCGAGCTTCATAAGCCGCAGGCTGGCCGTCTTGGTCCAGTTCTCGAGCAATCCCTTGTCGGGGCTGAAGGTGCAGGTGGAAACGACGCCGGCGCAGGACAGGCGGCTGCCATCCCACCGCGTGCGGTGCGCGGCGCCGTGATTGGCAACCAGGCCATCAATGATCGTCGCCGGTGCGACCCGAGCCCGCGTCAGCTTGCCGACATAGTCGAAAGCCGCCTGCAGCTTGGGATTATCGGCGCTCACTTCGGCATTCCGAGCAAGCGGATCGCGCCTCGGAGTTCCAGCGTCAGCGCCGAATTCCAGAATAGGTTTCCCCAGTCGATCGGCTGCACGATTCGGGGATCGTGTCGGTACTCGACGATAAAGGGGCGGCTCGATTGATCACGGACGAAGTGATGGCCCGCGACTAGATCTCCCAGGGTCGTGCCCTGACCGGGCTTCGTGAACCGGTCGATCGCAAAGATGATCTCTTTCGGACGATTGAGCGCCCACTCCGTCAGCATGAAGGCGTATGCCTGATCGATCGGAACGGCCAAGGCGACAACGGTCAGATTGTCGTCGTCCCCCAGGACAAGGCCATGAGGGATCGATACCCCAGCTTCGTCGATCGTGGACAACAGCCAGTCATGGAAGGTCTCGGTCAGACGCATCAGTCGAGCCCCAGCGCTTGCTTGTAGGTCTCGAGCAGCGCCTCGGCCTCTTCGCGCTGGTGCTTTTCCATCTTGCGCAGGCGCACGATCGCGCGGGTCGTTTTGACGTCGAAGCCGGTCGATTTGGCCTCGCCGTAGACATCCTTGATGTCGTCAGCGATGCCCTTCTTTTCCTCCTCGAGACGCTCGATCCGGTCGATGAGCAGACGCAGCTGGTCGGCGGCGATGATGTCGCTCATGCCGCCGCTGCCTCTTTCAGGCTTTCGAATCTTGGGTCCTCAAAAGCAGCGCGTTCCACGCCGCCCAGCTCGCGCCAGAGATCGCGCACGGCGCGCGAACCCCAGCAGTGATACGGCGCATAATTGTGAAGGAAGCGCATCAAGTCCGGCAGGCGCTCGAACGACACCTCGTCCGCACCGGTCGCGGCATTAAGCAGATCGTTAGCGAAGGCCGCGCTGAGAAAATTGCCGCTCCGCCTACCGAACAGGATATGCTCGCGGACACCGGTCCACAGATGATCCGGTACGAGCGCACGACCTGCGGCGATTTGCTCGTCTACAGACGCGATAGTGACGCTCACTGGCCAACCAGCGCGCGAAGCGCCGCTCCCAGATTGCCGGTTGCAGCGACAATTACGGCACCGATCGCCATGCCGGCGGCGAACTGCGCGGCCGCGCGGCGCGCCAGGCGCTCGAGCAGCGCGCGACGCGGGTTGCAGCAGGCGTGCGGGCAATCGAGCGGGTGCACGATGTCGGGGCGAATGTGGACGGATTGGGCAGGCTTCATCGTTGCGTCTCCCGCTGGATGATGGCGAACGCGGTGGCGGCGACGAACAGGGCGACCCACAGGGCTGCCATCGCCAGGGAAGGGCGGGTAAGCAGGCGTAAGCTGACGCAGACGCCGATCAGGACGATCGCGATCTCGATGCCGACGAGCGCGCGCGCGACACGCCGATCGCGGCGGTTGGACGGACGATCGCCGCTCACGCGTGCTGCCCCACTGGAGCATCGCCACAGGCCGAGCAGAGATCCTCAGCGACCCACGTGCATCCGTCGCCCATTTCGCTCATGCAGGGGGCGTGATCACTGCAGGCGCAGATTCGGCATAGCCGCGGCGGGGTTGCCTCGATCCCCTGCGCGATTGCCTCGAGCAGTGAAAGGACGTGGATGTCGAAGCGGAAGCCGCGTGTCCGCAAGGCGATGATCGTCCGAAAGCTCGCTGGCGTTGCATCCGCTTCGATCAGTTCGAGCCATTCGCCGCGGAGGTGCTCAGGCGAAGGCGGATCCGTCGGGAGCCGTGCAGCGACGTCAGCGACGGACAGACCGGCCGCCTGCCGACACCGCTTAAGGTACGCGCCTGGCGTAATCACCGCGGTCATGCCCCGGCCCCGGCCTGGCAGGGCGCGGCCTGCTCGGCGATTGCGACCAGATCGATGACCGGGTCGATCGACGCCAGTGAAACCGCGAGGCGCATCTTCGCGTGGATCATGCAATCGCGCGCGGCGTCGATCTGGCACGCCGCCCGGATCGAGGACGTGCCCGCGCGGAGCGCGCGCAGGCGATCGTCGATCGCGTCGAACTCGGTCATGATCGTGATGAGGGCGGCGCGGTTGCTCATGCGGGTTTCCAGGCAACAGGTTTTCCGTCCCGCGACGGCAGTCGTCAGCGGGTTGGGGATCGGGCGATGGTGGTGGGGGCGGCCCGGCGTCAGCCGGATCGGTCGATCAGGATCATGGCGATTCCCCCTGCAGCAACGGTAAGGTCGATGTCAGCGAAGCGATGCCTTCCTCGACCTCACGAAGCGCGCACACGCGGTCGGTGTCAGTTGCGCCCGGCATCGAGGCGCGGACGAGTGCTTCCTCGGCCTGGCTGACCTCGCGTATGACGTCGCAGGTGCGGCGGCCGAGCTCGATCTGATCGGCGAACACGTCGGCGCGCGATTGCTCGAGCAGCAGCGAATAGGTCTCGTGCATCGGCGCGCCGCCACCGCCGGCCGCCTGAAATGCGACGTCGAGCTTGACCGCGGCGTTGATCGTGGGCTGCTGACCCGTGTCGGGATCGCCCCAATTGCGCACGGTCTTTTCAGCCTGGCCGACAACACGGGCCATCTCGGCCCAGCCGATCAGGCCGGCGATGCGCGCCAGTGCGTTGTCGAACGTGAGGGGCGCGCGGACCTTGGTCATCGCGCAGCGCCAACAAGAAGGGACGCCGGCAGCGGGCAGGGGAGCCCCCGCCGCCGGCGCTCGCCGCCCGGATGGCGGCCGAGGGAAAAGGGATGGCTGCACACCTGCGAAAACGGGACGCCGATCGCAAAAGACGACCGACGCCCCGCGCTGGTACGCAGTACAGGCAGACGAAGCGCACTCGTGACGGTGGTGAATGCCAAAACCCCCGAGATCGGGTCCACGTCACAGGTGATCCGGCCGGTCTGCTGGCGGCCGAAAGGGGGGAGGGATGTTGCGGTCATCGCGCTGGCGCCAGATCGTCGAGGGGGCCTGTATTGCGCGCGGTGTGATCGAGACGGTGGGGGGGCTGGTCGGATTCGTCGGGATAGATGTCGGGGGCGAGAAGGTGGCGGGAGACGCCCGTTGCAGCTTCAGCCTTCAGAACGAATCGATGCGAGAGAGGCGACCTCTTTTTGAGCAACTGGTTAATGTTGCCCGGTGTGCAGCCGACGATCCGTGCAAATTCCGACTCGCTCTCCGTCTTTGAGACGGCGAGTTCGAAGGCTTCGAAGGGGGTCAGCGCTACGTCCATGGCAAGGACTTATAGCCAGCTATCAGCTAAGCGCAATAGCAAACAATTATTAGAGCCCTATCAAGCGCGGGTTAGACGTTCTTCGTGATCGGGATCAATCTTGAGCGGCTCGAGCTGGCAATGAACGACTGGGGAAAGGACCAGTCAGCGCTCGCTCGCGTGGTTGGCTGCACCCCGGGTGCTATCAATCAGATCTTCGGTGGCAACGTACAGCGCTCAAAGTTTCTTCCAGACATCGCTGATGCGCTGGGCGTGTCGTTGCGGTGGCTTCGAGGAGAAGACGTCCCGCGTGAGCCCAGCGCACCAATCCAGCCGCGAACCCCCTTGCCAGTTCAGTTCGTGACGTTGCAGGTGGCTCTTCCTAGTGAAGATGCGCTGGCGCGGATGTTTGAGGGCTTACTCCTCTCTGCAGGACAGGCGAAGCCCGTGGACGGGCTTGCTCGAACGCTCGCCAAGCGATTGCCAGTTGGCCTGTCGCAATTGCGAGATCTTCTTCCCGCTGGACCGATGGATGAAGCACCTGCGCTCCCTGCAGGGCGTCGACCTCGCGGCAGAGCTCGTCCCGCACCGCTGCAATCACAGCGCAACTGATCTCGCAGCGTGCGCACCCTTCATCACAACCAGGCGTCGATCGAAATACGGCTACGTTCATCGAGTTCCCCCTTTTGCGAGGGCGTTGTCTTTGGACAGATTTTCCGAGCAAGTGATGAAGGTGAACCAACGATTATGTATACCGCGATATCGCTTCAGGTTTGGAGTGGCAGCCTATGACAGCCGCCGCGATCACATCCATGATGGCCTTCAACTTGGTGTGTTCGGGGACAACCACGACGGAATATGTCGCTCGCAGCAGCAGCGAACCCTACTCCGCAATATACCGCGTCGATCTCGATCGCAGCGAATTTTGCGAGGGTGTATGTGAGGCACCGAGGAAAATATACCGCGTGGAGCCGACCGAGCTCCTTTTAGAATTAAGCGACAATCCTGACGGGATGGTTCGTAGCTCGTTTCTAAATCAAGTCGATCGAAGGACAGGTGAGCAGCGGATTGATCAAACCAATCAAGAAAGTGACGATCACGACGTGATGTGGATCGTGCGATCACGCGGGCATTGCGAAAAAGCGCCGTTCACTGGCTTCCCCAAATTCGATACGAAATTTTGAGCTATGACGAGCGATGCCATCTTCGGCGCAGTCGTGGCCATCGAAACGGCGTGGCTGGGTGCCCTGACTGCTCTCGCCCTCAACCGCCGCAGGCGGTCTCTAGCCCCGATTATCGTCAGCTTGGCGGTTTTCATATTTGCGTACTTCGCGATGCTGATTTGGAATCAAGCGGTTCAGAGCACTGCTATCGCCGTGGCCAGGACCGCGATCCGAGCGACACCGCCCGACACGACGCGCGCTGTCGATGCTCTCTATTTTGGCTGGGAACTCATCACCGCCGCGATCGTGGGTTCCATCTATTGCAGCCTGCTGCCGAAGGTCGCGGACTACGTTAATCCAGATCGGGATGCAGGCGACCTGGATTAGAGCGAACACCTTCACGACCAACATTAGGTCTTCCCATAAGGGCGTGCGCACTCTCATATCGATCACCATGCCCAGTTCTGTGCCATCGGATCTATGGCGTATGTGAAGCATTCCCGCTATGTTCTTCGGGCAGGGGTGCGGACGCTAGCTTACCGATGGATGCGCAATTCGGGCTGACGCCAGTGATGGCCAGTCGCAAGCTGCAAGTGCTCGATTTCGCCAAGGCGTATTTCGTGCGTTGGGGCCGTTCGCCTAGCTACGGCGAGATCGCTCACGGTCTTAGCGTCAGCCGCGACACTGTGAAAAAGCACGTGGCCACGCTCACCCGCGAGGGGCTTATTCGCCGCGAGGCCGGCGATCGCCGCGGCATGTCGTTTCCCGAGCTCGAGGGGCGGCCTAGCATCGAGGAGGCGGCGCGGGTGCTCGCCCTGGCAGGCTGGAAGGTCAACACCAGCGATCAGGCCGTGTCGATCGCGCAGCCCCTTACATTTCCTCCCCTCCCGCGCGTGCCCGAGCTCGGTCATACCTCCGCGTCAGAATTCGGGGGAAATCATGTCGGACAGCAATCCAGCGCAGGCCAAGGTCATGCGGGCGATCATCGATCGCGAACACAAGAAGGCGCTGGCTGAGCGCGAGGCTGCGAAGGCCGCGATACCAGCACCAGAGCCGCGCGGCGTCGGTTGGTCGACCAAGGCGCCGAAACGGCGCAAGCGATCGGAGCTCGAGAAGAGCATCGCCGACGACGTCGAGCTCAACCGCCGGCGCTGGGCGCACAACCACCCGGACATCGCCGGCAGTGAGCGCGCGCTGCGGAAGGGCCGCGCTGAGATGCACGAGCGCTGGGACCACAAGGCGCACGGGACACCCGAGACCCACGAGCACAACGCGCGCCGGCAGGACGGATCTCTGGCCCGCCTGTATATATCCGGCGGCATCGATGCCGAGCAGCTCGCCTCGGCGGTCGAGATCGCCACGGTCGCCGAGCGGATCAGCGCGGCCGTCGAGGTGCGGACCTCGAGCGCCGAGCAACGCGTCGACAAATCCCGCAACGGCGACGACACCTTCTACGAGAAGCTCGGCACAGTGCGACGCGAGATGGCCTATTCGCAATGGCGTCGCGAGGTGCGCGGCCCGATCGCCGCGGTACTGGAAATGGTTGTCGGCGAAACGGTCGGCTTCACGGTCGTCGCCCAGCGCTATCGGATGCACAATCGCCGCGCCAAGCAGCTGCTGATCGATGCGCTGGATCTCTGGCCGGAGATCTACGGCCGGATCTGCAAGCAGGTCGATGGCGCGGCTCTCGACCGCGCCCACGCCAGCATTCTTGGATAATCTGCAGGGGGCTTACAAAAACTCCCCTCGGAAATGGCCACGCAACCTGCCATTTCGACCCCGCGACAATTGCGCCTGACGCCGACCGCCTTCCCCCCGGGCCGGTCGGCGTTCCCGTATCTGGAGCGCTTCCCATGCCCCAGCCGCGCGTCTCCATTGCTGACCAGCTCGAGCGCCTAACGCCCGACTGGGATCGGCTGGTGCACGACGCCCGGCTGGGGCGCCCGGGCCATACGGACTTCGAGGATCTCGAAGAGCGAGCACAGCTGCTCGCCCGCGCGATTGTCGCACCATTTCGTGGAGACCGCCGTTGATCGACCTGACGTCGTTGCGCACCTTCATTGCGGGCCTGAACGGCGACAAGGCCGAGATCTCGAAAGCCAGCCTAGTCGCGATCGAGCGCGAGCTCACCGCAGCGCGGACCGCTGCGGCGCACGCTGGCGCCAATCGTGGCATCCTCGGCGTCGTCGACGAGCTGCTCGCGCCTCGCGACGCAGCGGCTGCGTGAACCGCCAGCTATCGTCGCTCCTGGTCGGCGCTCGCGAGCGCCAGGCGGTCTCGCCGACATCGGCAATGCAAAGGCACATGCCAGCGGGTACCGACGGGGCATCGATCCCCGCCTGCGGTCTCCAACGCGCGGTTTTCCGCCAGATATTCTGAACGGGGCGGAGGGGTTCTCCGCCATTCCTGGAGCCTAAAATGCGACAGACCTCTCTGCTCCTCTGCGCGGCTGCGATGGCATCTTGTGCCACAGTGGCCACGGCCTCGGCGGTTGACCGCCAGCCCCGCGACGTCCAGCCGATGCCGCCCGGACAAGATACCCGGCAGCAGCGCCGGGCCCGCGAGCGCCGCATGCTGAAGCGCCTGGCGTGACCAAGCCGAGCTTCAAGCCGCCGCGCGCGCCGCGCACCGCCGAGCATGCCACAGAGTTGCTCGAGCGCGTCTCCCGCCTCGATGGTGAAGCGGCGACGATCGCCAGCAACCGCGATGCAGCGATCGCCGCTACCAACGCCGTCGCGGACTCCCTGCTGTTGCCTGTGCTCGAGGAGCGGTCGGCGGTCGCCGGCGTGCTCGAGGCGTGGTGGAGCAAGGATGGTAAGTCGCTGCTGACCGGCAAGCGGAAGACCGTCGAGCTGGGCGGCTGCATGATCGGCACCAAGGCGGCTTCCACCTCGCTGACCTTCACAGCCGACGACTTCGAAGCGGCGGTCAGGGCCTTGCAGGCCGAGCGCTGGGCCAAGCCCTACGTCAGCACCAAGGTGTCGGTCGACAAGGCAGCCACCAAGAAGGCGCTCGAGGGCAAGCACGGCGAGCAGCTGCGCACGCTCGGGTTCGGCACCAGCGGCGGCGCCGACGTCTTCGTGCTCACCACGGTCGCCCAGGCCGGCACCGTCGCCGCCTGACGCCGGTGCGCAAGGTCGAGCGACTCCGCGGCAGGGCAGGGCAGGCGCAACGCCTGCGACGCCTGCGTCGCACCAATGGCCTTTGCGAGATGTGCTTGGCCAACGGCCGCACCACCGAGGCCACTCGAGTCGATCATATCAAGCCGCTCGACCATGGCGGCAGCGACGAGGATTCGAACACCCGCAACCTTTGCCAGCCTCATCACCTCGAGGTGACGGCTGAGCAGTTCGGGCATCAGCGCAAGGCGGGCAAGCGCGGCTGCGACGCAAGCGGCCGACCGCTCGATCCCAACCACCCGTGGAAGCACGGAAAAGCGCGGCAACCGGGCTGATCTGGGCTCGAAATGGCACGGATCATGCCCGGCAGCCCGCTGCGGGCGCCGCGGCGGCCCCCCGGGGGGTCGAAAGTCAGCGAGCCGGGTCGCCGGACACCGCTTGCAACCCCCGTGTGCATTGATCGCGTTTTCAAAGTAAAAAGTTCGGGAGAAACGGGTCATGGCGAAGCGACCCGTCACCGCTTCCGGCATCGTCGAGCCGGCATGGAAAGTCCTTCTGCCGACCCCGGCCGAGCGCAAGATCGCGGCTGAGCATTGGCGCCGCATCACCGAGGAGATGAGCAGCCGCGAGACGCTGTCCACCTCGAACGGCCACGCGCTTCAGCGCCTGGTGCTCGCCTACTTGGTGTATGATCGCTGCTCGCGCCAAGTCGCCGACGACGGCATCGTGACCGAACCGAGCGCCGACAACCCGAAGGCGATCGCGCGCCTCTCGATCTATTTCAAGGCGATGCGCGAAGCCGAGAACACGGCCGAGCGCCTCGAGGCGCAGTTGGGGCTCTCGCCCGGGCGTCGCGCCAAGGTCGCGAAGGTGACGAAGCCGCGCGACCGGAGCGCGAGCGCCGATGCCTTCCTCGGTTCCCGTACGGGCTGACGCCCCCGGGGAGATCGACCCGACCACCCGCTGGGCGCAGGCGGCCGTTCGGGGCGACTTCCCGGTCGGCGACTTTGTCCGGGGCTCGGCCGAGCGACACCTCCGCGATCTCCGCGATGCGGAGACACGAGGCTACTTCTTCCGCCCTGAGCTCGCCCAGCGCGCTTTGGATTTCTTCCCGTCGGTCTTCACGATCACCGACGGCCCTGCAGCGGGGAAGCCGTTCCACCTGCTGCCCTACCATGTGTTCGCCGTCGGCTCGCTTATGGGGTGGGTCAACGCGGACGGGCGATGGCGCTTCCGATCGGCTTGGATCGAGACCGGCAAGGGGCAAGCGAAGTCGCCGTTGATGGGCGGGCTCGGCCTCTACGCGATGGGCTGGTGTGGCTTCCCGCGCAGTCAGGTCTACGCGATCGGCGGCGACAAGAACACGGCCAACGTCCTATTCCAGGATGCCGTAGCGATGTGCCGGGCGCAGGTGCCCGGGTACGACGAGGGCGAGACGCTAGAGGGGCTCGGGCACGTTAAGATCGGCGGCGTCGGCAAGAACGCCCACACAATCGAGCATCCAGCCAGCCAGTCGTTCTTCCTGCCGCTCGCCAGCGGCGAGAACCAATCGGGGCCGCGGCCACGCATGGTGCTTGCCGACGAAATTCACGAGTTCAAGACCGACGCGCAGATCGAGATCTGGCGTCGAGCCATCACCAAGGTGGCAGGCTCGGCGATGATGATCCTGGGCACGAACACTGCGGCGATCTCGAGCCATGTCGGCAACGGCTACTCCGAGGTCTACCAGGAGATCGCGACCGGCAAGAAGCGGGATGACACCGCCTTCAGCCTCGTGTTCCGCGTCGACAAGAAAGACCGGGAAACGGTCTTCACCAACGAGGCCGTTTGGCAGAAATCTCTGCCAGCGCTCGGTATCACCTATCCGGTCGCGAATATCCGCGAGGAGGTCCAGACCGCAAAGACCAGGCTGTCGACCGCATCGTCGGTCAAGCGCCTGTATTTCGGGATCCCGACCGGTGCGGCTGACTTCTGGATCGACGAGGAGAAGTTCGCGGCGGTCCTCGGCCCGGTCGATGACGCGGCGATCGCGGCGCTGAAGGGCTGCCGGTGCTGGCTGTCGCTGGATCTGTCGAAGAAGAACGATCTCACCGCGCTCACCGCCACCTGGTTGGACGGCGCCGGCGTGCTTTGGCAGAAGACCTGGTACTGGACGACGCAGGACGGCTTGGCTGACCGGGCGAAGACCGACAACGCGCCGTATGAGGAATGGGTCGAGGCCGGGCACTTGGTCGCAGTCCCGGGCGCGACGATCGACAAGAGCTTCGTAGCCGCCCAGGTCGCGCGGATCTGCGCGGAGCACAATGTCGTCGAGCTGGTGTTCGATCCGGCCCAGTTCGCCGACTTCGAGACCGCATGCGAGGAAATCGCGTTCCCGGCGTGGAAATTTGAAGGACCGGACAAGCCCGAGGGCACCGGCCTCAAGATGGTTCGGCACGCGCAGGGGGTGAAGGTGGTCTTCGAAGACCGTCAGCACTGTATGCCGCGGTCGATCGAGCGGTTCGAGGATCGCATCCTCAAGCAAACGATCGTCATCGACGATTCGCCGGTCACCTACAGCTGCGCGGCCAACGCCGCGATGGCGACCGATGGCCAGGCCAACCGGGCTTTCGACAAGAAACGCTCGCGCGGGAAAATTGACGGCATCGTCACCTGCGCGATGGGCGCCGGTGCGGCCGACAATATCGAGCTCGAAGGGACGAAGTACGATGGCAAGTTCTTCGTCGACCTCGATGACGATGATGACGAGGATCCTCTGTGAGCGTTGACGGCTACAAGCTCTCGCCGCGCGCGGCCGCGGCCGAGGCGCGCCGCGGCGGCGCTGTGCAGAACGCCGTCGAGAGCGCGCCGCTGATCGCCGGCGGCGAAATGTTCGAATGGTTCGGGAGCGGCCAGCGCGCGGCTGGAATGAACGTCACGCCGGAAACGGCGATGCGGTCGACCGCGGTGTGGCGGTGCGTCACGCTGATCTCGGGCGCGCTGATGTCACAGGCGCTGGGCGTCTTTCGGGTGACCGACAAGGGCGAGCTGGTCCGGGACTACGGCCATGCGTACAATCGCTTCCTGTCGGTCGAGCCCAACGAGGAAATGTCGGGCCCGACGTTCGTCGAGAATCAGGCAATCCAGATGCTGCTTCGCGGCAACGGCTACGGCCTGATGCGCCAGGCGCGCAACGGCACCCTGACCGATATCGACTTCTACTTTGCGGCGCGCGTGCTACCGTTTCGCTCTGCCGACCGCTCGATCTGGTACCGGTTCACCAACGAGGACGGCACGACCGAGGATCATCATTCCTCCTACGTGCTGCACTTCAAGGGCCCCGGGCTGAGCATCGACGGGATCCGTGCGCTTTCCCCGATCTCGCACCACGCCCAGTCGGTCGGGATCAGCCTCGCTACCCGCGATTACGAAGCCGGGCAGTTCGAGCGCGGGCTCATGACCAACGATTTCTTCCAGTTTCCGAATGGCGTCACCACCGAACAACGGCGCGACTTCAAGGAGTATCTGCGCAAGAAGGCCCAGGGTGTTGCGAACGCGCACAACCCCCTGCTGCTCGAGCAAGGCGCCGAGTGGAAGCGGGTCGCGGTCACCGCGAAAGACGCGCAGCTGCTCGAGTTGCTGCAATATTCCGTGGTCGACGTCTGCCGGATCTACGGCGTGCCGCCAAACATGGCCGGCGAAACATCGGGCACTTCGAATTGGGGCACCGGCGTCGAGCAGCAGACGATCGGCTTCGATCGCTGGACGATGCTGCCGCACAAGAAGCGCATCGCCGCCGAATACACCCGCAAGCTCTTTCCTGTCGTCGGCGCGCGCGTGTCGCCCTTCGTGGTGTGGTGGGACGACGACTTCCTGCTCTCCGGCGATAGCAAGGCGATCGCCGCCTATCTGCGCGCCGCGCTCGGCGGAAACCAGCTGCCCGGCTGGATCAGCCAGAACGAAGCGCGTCGCAAGGTGAACCTCCCGCCCGTGCCGGATGGCGACGAGATCTACCAGCCAACCGGCGCGCCGGCAGCGCCTGGCGCGCCGGCTGCCGAACCCGAAGAGGAACCCACCGATGCGCAAGCTGCTTAACCTCGCCCAGGACAACCGCGGGAAGGGTTCCGGCCTGCGCTCGGAGGCGACCGGCGCCGATACCACGACGGTCTATCTGTACGACGTAATCGACAGCTTTTGGGGGATCAACGCCGCCGACTTCGCGCGCGAGATCGCCGCGATCACGACCCCGAACGTGGCGCTGCGCATCAATTGCCCCGGCGGCGATGTGTTCGAAGCACGCGCGATGATGACGGCGATCGCCGAGCATCCCGCCAATTTCACCGCCAAGGTTGACGGGCTTGCGGCTTCGGCCGCGACCGCGATCACGCTCGCATGCGACACCGTCGAGATCGCCGACGGGGGTTTCTACATGATCCATCAGGCATGGACGTTCGCGATGGGCAATTCCGACGACATGACCGCGACGGCGGCGCTGCTCGGCAAGATCGATGACGTCCTCGTCGCGGGCTATGCCGGCAAGACCGGCAAGCCGAACGACGAAATCGCGGCGCTCATGCGTGCGGAGACCTGGTTCACGGCGCAGGAAGCAGTCGATGCCGGCTTTGCAGATGCCGTCACCGAATCGCCCGCCAAGAAGGCGAAGGCGCAGGCCAGCGCCTTCAACCTCGCGGCCTTCGCGAACACGCCGAAGTCACTCACCGAACAGGAGCCCGTCCTGGACGAAACGATGCGCACGCGCTCGCTCGCCCGTCTCGGTCTGTACGAGCGAACGGCCGCGTAAGCAGCCGCTCAAACCCGGCGCCGGTCCCCCCGGTCGCCTTTCCGAAGCCTCGCCTCACCAGCGGGGCTTTTTCTTTGGAGACGACACATGATCAATATCAAGGCGCTCCGGGACCAGCGCGCCGCCAAGGCAACCGAAGCCCGCAACCTGCTCGACACCAACACCACGACCTATACCGCCGCGATCGGCGTGCAGGTCGACGCGATCTATGAAGAGATCGACCGCATCGACGAGCAGATCGTGCGCGCCGAGCGCCAAGCGAAGATCGATGGCGATGCTGCAGCCGACGAAGGCAACCAGGAGCGCCAGCAGCAGGCGCTCAACGTCCTTTCGCCCGACGAGCGCGCGAAAGCGATCGCCTACAACGCCGCATTCCGCAATTTCCTGGTGCGCGGCGAGCGCGGTCTTACCAATGACGAGATCACCCTGCTCGTCGCCGGTCGTCCGCAGAACGCACAGTCCGGTCAGCAGTCGAACGGCGCGGCGGGCGGCTATCTCGTGCCGACCGGTTGGGGCGGCGAGCTGCTCGAGGCGCTGAAGGCATTCGGCGGGATGCGCTCGGTCGCTACGGTCGTGCAGACCGCCGGCGGCAACCCGCTGCCGTGGCCGACGGTCGATGAAACCGGACAGGAAGGCGAGCTGGTCGCGGAAAATCAGCCGGCCAGCGCGCAGGACGCGTCCTTCGGCACGATCGATATCGGCGCTTTCAAGTTCAGCTCGAAGATCTTCACGATCCCGTTCGAGCTGCTCCAGGATCAGGGCCCCGGCATCGACATCGAGGCGTTCATCCGTCGCGCGGCAGCCACCCGCATCGCACGCATCCAGAACCGGATGTACACGACCGGCACCGGCACCAATCAGCCGCGTGGCATCGTCACAGCGGCTGTCGCCGGCAAGGTCGGCATGACCGGGCAGACCGCGACCGTGCAGACCGACGACCTGATCGACCTCGAGCATTCGGTCGATCCGGCCTATCGCGCGATGCCGGGCGTCGGCTGGATGTTCCACGACAACACGTTGCGCGTCCTCAAGAAGATGAAGGACAGCCAGAACCGGCCGCTCTGGATGCCGGGCTACACCACCAAGGAGCCGGATACCTTCAACGGCTACAAGTACACGATCAATCAGCAAATGCCGACGATGGCGGCGAATGCGAAGTCGATCCTGTTCGGCGACATGTCGCAGTACATGATCCGCGACGTGATGGCGGTCACGCTGTTCCGCTTCGACGACAGCACCTACACCTCGCGCGGCCAGGTCGGCTTCCTCGCCTGGGCCCGAGGCGACGGCGACCTGATGAGCGCCGGTCAGCCCGTCGCCTACTATCAGAACGCGGCCAGCTGAGCCGATCCACGCCGACGCGCTCCGCGCGTCGGCGCCTGGGCTGATCGACCGAGCCGCGGCGATCGCCAATCTCACCGAAAGGAACCGAAATGGCTGACAAAATCGAGGACGCTCCGGCGTCGGACGTCAAGGTGCGCGTGCTGCTCAAGCATAAGGACCATCTCCCCAATCATGTCATCACCCTTTCGGCCGCCGCGGCCAAGGTGGCCGTGAAGGCTGGCTGGGCAGACGATGATGCCGACGGCGTCGCATACGCCGAAGCCAACGAGCTCCAGCCCGAGGCCGGTGCTTAAGCCATGACTGAGCCCGTCGCGCTCTCCGATATCAAGACGCACCTGCGTCTCGACCAGGGCGCGACGGATGAGGATGGCTATCTCACGATCCTGCTCACCGCGGCGCGCCGCGCGTGCGAGGGCCGGATCCATCGCGCCGTGGTGGGGACCGCCGCGATCGCGACCTTCGATAGTTTCCCGTCGGCGCCGATCGGCGTACCGCTCGAGGTGCAGCAGCCGGATGCGCTTTATCTCGAGCTCGAGGGCGGCACCGTCGCTTCGGTCACCTCGATCTCCTATTTCGACGGCGCCGCCGCCGCGCAAACGCTGGATCCGGCGACCTATATCGTGGACTTGGACCAGATCCCCGCACGCGTCGCTCCGCTCGATGCTTGGCCGATCGCGAAGCAGCGCCCGGGCGCGATCAAGATTTCCTACGTCCTCTCGCCGCTACCGCTGGATGATTTGGCAGCGGTGAAGCAGGCGATCTTCCTGCTCGTCGAGAATTGGTACAGCCATCGCGGCGCGGCCGTCGTGGACACGAAGGGTGTACCGACCGAACTGCCGCTCGCCGTCACCTGGTTGCTATGGCCGCTGACGCAGTTCGCGACCTCGTGACCCTCGCGGCCGGTCGGCTTCGCCAGCGAGTGCGGATCGAGCAGAACAATCCCGTCCGCGTCGGCGCCGGCCGCGAAGACGCCTGGTCGGCGATCGCGAGCGACGTCCCAGCCGAGGTTCTGTCGAAGAACGGGGGCGAGATTTTCGCCCAGGGGCTGGAGCGATCGACGCAGTTCTACGCCATCACGATCCGGTTTCGCACCGACGTGAAGGTCGAGCACCGCCTCATCTGGGGCGACATAACGATGGCGATCCGCACCTGCGCAGATCCGGACAATCGCCGGGAAAGCCTGTTGATCATTGCCGAGTCCGGGGTGCCGACCTGATGGCTTCGCGGGTCAAGGGGATCATTTCGACGCGTCGCCTGCTGAAGCGCATGCCCGATGCGATCCGCAGTGAGCTCGCGACGACGATCCGCGCGGCGGGGCCCGAGCTGCAGAACGCGATCGTCGCGCGCGCGCCGCGCGGAAAGACCGGGCGTCTGGTCGCTGGCGTGTCGTGGAAGTTCTATGCGTCCACGCTACGCCTAGTGGTCGGGTTCGTCGGAAAGCCGACCAACCGGAAGCTGTTCTATGCGCGGATCCTCGAATTCGGCCGCCGTGCGCAGACAGTGACGGTGCATCGGTTGAACAGGAAACACCGGAAGGAATGGGTCGGCCGTATCGGCGCTGGGACCGCGCGCGGAAGCGTGAAGCCCGCGGATCTCGGCACGACCTATAGTCTCCGCGTCAAGGCGCTGAAGCCGCGCCGCTTCGTCTACTCGCCCACAACCAACCTGCGCACCGTGATGAACCAGCGCCTGAACGGGATCTGGGATCGCGCGCTGAAGCGGGTGTCGGGGGGCGGCGATGAGTAGCGCAATGGCGGCGGCCGAGCTCGCGGTCTTCGATGCGCTCACCGCCGGCGTCACGCTCGGCGTGGTGTATCAAGACGTACCCGCGGGCACTCAGGCGCCGATCGTCATTGTCGCCGAGATGACCGAGGATCCGCTGCCGTCGAAAACCTCGAGAACGGTGCAGATCTCGCTCACCATCTCGAGCGAGGTGTGGCAGCCGGCACGCCGGCCGATCTTGCTGCTCAGACAACAGGTGAAGGATGCCCTGCACGGCAAAACGCTCCTGCAGGACAGCTTCGAGATCAAGGTGCTCTGGCTAAACGGCGACGCCCGTCAGGTCGACGAGCGCACGTACTTCGGCACCGACGAATTTACCGTCTTCGCCTCGCCGGTCTGAGAACGGCCGCGCTCCCAAGATTTAACCGATGCGGCTGCCCGGCTGCGTCTTTTCATGGAGGTCCCAATGGGCATCAAACTCGGCAATGACTATCTGCTCTGGATCAAGCCGGCGACCGGCCAGACCTTCCTGGTCGTGATGGGGCAGGGTGATCTCTCCATCAAGCGCACCGCGGCGACGATCGACACCGGTTCGAAGACTTCGGGAGGCTTCGCCACGAAGGCTGCAGGCCTGCGCGACGGCTCCGCGACGCTGAAGATCAATCCCGAACTGCCCGATGCCGGTTATACCGCGCTCGAGAGCGATGCGAAGTCGACGCCGCCCGTGCCGTTCGTCGTCCAGGTCCGCAAGGGCGGCCTCGAGGCGGATACTACCGATGCGGTGTTCGAATGCGAGGTGTACGCTACCGACTTCAACGACGACTACGGCAAGAACAATGTCGTGACAGTCGACACCACGCTGGTCTTCGCCGGTGCGCCGACCATCGACACGCTCGCCTGATGAGCGCGAACGCCGTACGCGGCGAGGTCGATCTCGATCTCGGCGGCGTCACCTTCACGCTGCGACCGTCGTATGACGCGGTCGTGGAGTGCGAGGACGCGACGGGCATGTCGCTGACCGAGATGGCGCTCGCTGCCGATGACGGCAGCATGAAACTCGGCGCGGCGGCGATCATCGTGACCGAGACGGTCAAGGCATGGGGCAAGGCCGAGAAGCGCAATAGCGCGATCGGCGTCGACCGCACCAAGATCGGCCGCCTGATCTTCGACATCGGCGTGATGCACGTCCTGCCGCGGATCGCGATCGTCATGCTCAATGCGGCCTCGGGCGGGGTCGACGCCTCGGGAAAACCGAAGCCGATACCGGAACCGATCCTGCCCGGTATCGGCGAAACCTCGCAGGAATCGCCTCCGCCGCCCTCGGGTGGAGCGCGGACGCCTTCTGGTCGTCGACGTCGCACGAGTTCTTCGCCGCGTTCGAAGCCTGGAAGCAAATGAACTGTCCCGACGAGTCGTGATGGTCAGCAAGGGAGACGTCGATGGCTGACAGTCCAGACGTCAAGCAGCTGCTGCTACAGGTCGACGCTACCACCGAGCTGTTGCGGCGCAACCTCGACCGTGCCCAAGGCGAACTCACGCGCTTCCAGCAGGGCGCGCAGCGTACCCTCGATGCTACCGATCGCGGTTTCGCCAACCTCGGCCAAGGCCTCGACCGCGTTGCGCCGGCCGTCGCGCGCGTCAACGCCCAGATCGGGACGATCGGCGCGTCGGCTGTGCGGATCCAGCACCAGGTCGAGGCATCCTCGCGCGCGATGGCGACCGCGCTTGCCGCGTCGGCGGCGGGGCTCGCTGCAGGTTTCTCGGTGCAAAAGGTAGCTGAATATGCCGATGGCTATACGCGGTTCACCAACGCGCTGAAGATCGCGGGCTTGGAGGGTAGCAACCTCACCTCGGTGCAGGAAAAGCTGTTCCAGTCGGCGCAGAAATACGGCGCGCCGCTTGAGGCACTCGGCACGCTCTACGGTCGCACCGCCCAGTCGGGAAAGGCGCTTGGCGCCAGCCAGAACGATTTGCTCAAATTCACCGATGCCGTGGCGGCTTCGATCAAGGTCCAGGGCGTGTCGGCCGAGGAAGCCAAGGGCGCGCTGCTGCAGCTCTCCCAGGCGTTGGGCACCGGCGTTGTACACGCGCAGGATTACAACTCGGTCGCCGATCAGCTGCGCCCGCTACTGCAGGCGGCGGCCGATGCGAGCGAGAAGTATCGTGGCAACGTCGCGGCGATCAAGAACGACGTGAACGACCAGAAGCTGGCGTCGGCTGATCTTTTCCGCCTAGTGCTCGCCGGCTACGACGGCCTGCAGAAAAAGGCAGGTGCGGCATCGCTGACGATCGCTGCGTCGCTCCAGACGCTCAACAACGCACTCGGCAAGTATATCGGTGAAACCGACGAGGGCCTATCGGCCACTGACCGGTTTGGGATCGGCATCAAGGTGCTGGCGGATAATCTTGGCACGGTGTTGCCCGCGTTGACGGCTATCGCGATTGGCTTTGGTGTCACCAAGGCGGCCGGCCTCGGGTTCAACGCCGTCGCCGGCGTTCTCGCGCACGTCGCTGAAGCTGACCAGGCGCTGGCGCGTCAGGTGCTGCTCGGCAATGCGCAATTCATTGATCGGACGGCGAACGCGGCGGCTTCAGCAATTGCGGTGCAAGAGGCGGCCGCCGCGGAGGTATCCTCGATCGAGGCGACGATCGTAGCACGCCGCGCCGAGCAGGAAGTGCTTCGCGAATCTATTGCGGAAACGCAGGCACTGGCGGCGTCGAAGCGAGCAGAGGCGGCTCTGGCTGCAAACTCCAACATCGCCAATGGCGGAATAAATCTTGCTGCGGCCAACAAGGCTCGCGCCGTAGCGGAAAACGATGCGGCGTTCGCTTCGCAGCGTTTGGCCGCCATGCGCACGCGGCAGGCGGCGGTCGATGTCGAACTGATCGCGGCCGAAGAATCGCTCGCAGCTGCGACCGCAACCTCGGCAACCGCCACTGAAGCCGCTACCGTTGCTACCGCCGCTGCGACTATCGGCGCCCGGGCGGCCGCGACTTCTACGGCTCTCTTCGCCGGAGCGCTCGAACTGGTCTCTGGCGCACTGCCGATCATCGCGATCGCGGCGGTCGTCGCAGCTATCATGTATTTTCGGAGTGAAGCGGAGCGCGCTACTGAGCAAACCAAGGCTTTCGCGGAGCGCCATCGTGAAGCCGCAACCGTGCTTGGGCAGACGGCGATTTTCGCGACCTCGGCGGCCGGGGCCATCACACAGGTCGGCACGAATGCAGCCGCCGCCACTGGGAAGATGGCAGCGTTTGCGGGCAAGGTGGGCGAAGCCGCCGAGCAGCTCCGCCAACTCGCTATTCAGCAACGCGATACCGCATTGGGCAAACTTCAGATCGTCGGCAATTCGGCATCGGCGACGATCCGCGAAGCCTCTTATCGTATTCGCGAGCGTAATTCGCAGGTGCGGGGTAGAGGCGATACTCTGGACTTCTCGTTGACCGACGAGCGTCCAGCCGAAAATGCGAAGGACCAGGCCGCGATCACCAAGGCGCGCGCAGATCTCGCCGAAGCCCGTCGCCAGTATCAGGCTATCGCCGGTCGCCCGCTCGAGAAGAATTTGTCCGCCTCAGCGCTGACGGGCGGCCGCGACATCAAAGGGGACCTCGCGCAGGCTCGAAATGATCTCAAGATCGCGCAGGCCGGCGGCGATAAGACCGAAATCAACAGGCTTAAGGCGACGGTTTACGAGCTCACCCAATATCAGGCGTACCGGAAGGCAGGAGCATCCGACGATTCTGCCAAGGCCCGATCGTCGGCTGATGCGCAGCGGCTTCGTGACGCCGGGCAAGGCAAGATCGACGCCGGCGACGCCAAGCGCAATGCAGCGGCGGGCGCGCGCGCCGATCGAGCGGCCGCGGCTGCTGCGCGTAAGGGCGCGGCCGAGGTAAAGGACGAGGCGAACGATACGCGCGCCTACAAAGCGGCCGAGCGCGCGGCCAACGACAAGATCGCTCAGTCCAATGCCGAGCTGACCAACTCGACCGCCGCGCGGGCGCAGATCGAGCGCGATCGCATCGAAGCCGATCGTATTTCGAAAAACGAGGAGATCGCGCAGCAGGGCAAGGCTGGCCACTATAACGATGAGCGCGTTAGGAATCTCCAGAAGCTGAACGACCAGGCGGCGAAGGCCGCGACCAACGTCGTCGACGTGAAGGAGCGCCGCCAGAACGACCAGGACGGGCTGTCGCTTTACGGGCGGCAGAACGAGATCGATCGCGATCGGTTGGCCAATTACGAGCAACTGGGCCTGACCGTCGCCCAGCGCCGCACGACCGAGCTGCAACTGCTCGCGCTCGCCAAGGAGGAAGAGCGCAGGAAAATCGCGGCGGTCCTCGCGAAGGATAGCGGTGCCAGCGAAGGCGACCGCGCGATCGCCACGCTGGATCAGAATACGCTCGATGAGCGGTATGCTTCCAAGGGCGCAGTCCTCGCCAGCCAGAATGAGGGGCCGTTCGACCAATATCGGCGGAAGCTGAAGGTTAGCACTGCCGATACGAAGAGTGCGCTCGAGCAGCTGAAGGTCAACGGCCTGCAGGGGCTGGAGGATGGGCTCGTCGGTCTTCTCAACGGGACCGAAAGCGTCGCCTCAGCCTTCAAGAAGATGGCATCGTCGATCATTTCTGACCTCGCGCGTATCGCGATCGAGAAAGGCATCTTCTCGCTGATCGGCGCGCCGTTTGGGTTGAGCGTGGGCGGACGGATCCCGGGCAAGGCAACCGGCGGCCGTATCTCGGGCGCAGGTACCGGCACGTCGGATAGCATCCTCGCAATGATCGACGGAAAGGAGCCGCTCGCGGTTTCGAACGGCGAGTCGATCGTCACGGCCGAGGCGACCGCCAAATGGTGGCCGCTGATCGACGCCATGAACAAGGGCAAGCTGCGCGGCCGCGCGGCCGGCGGACGGGTCGGGCCCTCGGTCGGCAGCATTTTTCAGCCCGCGGCGCCTGATATGCGCTCGATCGGCGAGGCGCAGCGCGCAAACCGCACGACGCGCGAGATCCTCTACGTCCAGATCGACAAGTCCGATCTGTTCGATGCGCATGTGCAGCGCGCCGCCGCGCCGCTCGCTCAGGTTGCAATGGTCGGCGGTTCGGCGATGGCGCAGCAGGAATATGCCGACGATCGATCGCGGAGCATCCCATAATGGCGACACCGATCGCCGGCCCGATCCCGCTGCCAAGCTATCCTGGCTTGAAAACCGACAGCCCATCTATGCTCGATTGGGGCGGGGCGTTGGTCGCTACCAACGGCGGCGCGACGCAGACGCTGATGCGCCTCGGAACTCGGCACGCGCTGGAGTTCGCCATCCCGACGATGCCGACCGAGCCTCTCGGCCGGATCTGGTCGGCGCAGCTGCGCCTGGCGAAGCTGTTCGGTGCGCTGGTGCCGTTCGGCCAGGATGGATTCGATGTCGGCGCCCCCGGCGCGCCTGTGGTGGCTGGCGCGGGCCAGTCCGGCATGGCGCTTGCGGTGCGGGGCTTTCGGCGCGGATACAACGTGCGGGTGGGGCAGGCGTTCAGCCACATCCATCTCGGCCGGCGTTATCTCTATTTCATCGCCGCACAGGATCTCTCGCTCGACGGCACGCTCGAGCTGTCGATCTTCCCCATGCTGCGCGTGATCCCGGCCGACGGCGACGTGCTCGAATTCGCGAAGCCGATGATCCAGGGCAGCCTCTCTGGGCAGTCGGTGAAGTGGACCCGGCAGACCGCGCCGTGGAGCGATTTCGGTTCCATAACCGTGACGGAGGACGAGTGATCATGGCCGACGACATCGCAAGCGCGACCGCGCGCCTTGATTACGAGGCGGCGATCGCCGACGCTTCGGAGCGGGTGAAGTATCAGGTCGCGCTCGTCGATCGGGGCCTGCAGAGCCTTATGCTGATCAACGGCGGCGCGCTGGTCGCGCTGTTCACCTTGCTCGGCAGCAAGGCACCGCCGCATTTCGACGCCAGGTTGCTGTGGTACGCCTTCGGCTTTTTCGCGCTCGGCCTGGCCATGACGTTGCTCGCCAACCTCTCGGCCTTCCTGTCGCAAGCCGCATTCTACGCGGTGAGCATGATGGAAGCTTGGGATGCTCAGCGCGCGATCGGCGGGCTCGCTGCCGAGCGGACCACTGATATGCATCGAGCGCATCGCGGCGGGCTGCATGCGCAATATGCCGGCGTCGCTACGGCGGCCCTCGCGCTTTTCGCGTTCGTGCTTGGCTGCGGCCTCGCCTTCGCCGGCGTGCTGCCTAGCTAACCGGGATGTCAGAATTACCACCAGTACTCGCCGCGGCGCTCCGCGGCGAGCGACCGCTGCTGTTCGGGTGCGTCGAGATCAACCTGCCCGGGTACGACCTGATGCTGCTCGACGGATCCGGCCAGTTGATGGTCGGCAACCGGCTCTTCGTCGGGCGCGACCCGACATGGGGCGTGCTCGACACGATCAAGGGCCTTTCCGATACGCTCGACGACCAGGCGCCCTCGATCAGCCTGGGCTTGATCCCCTCGACCGATGTCGCGCTGGCGCGGCTGATCGACCCGGCCCTGCAAGGCTCGACGGTGACGATCGCCATGGGGTGCGTGGACATGTGGACCGGGACCGCAGTGAGCGCGCCGTATGTGCTGTTCGTCGGCGAGCTCGACGTCCCAACTGTTTCCTGGGACGCGAACGATCGCCGACTGGAGTTCAAAGCGACGAGCATCGCCGAGCGGCTGTTCGCGACCGAGGAGGGAAAGCGTCTCTCGGACGCGTTCCACCAGAAGGTCTGGCCTGGCGAGCTCGGGCTCGCTTTCGTCACCGACGTCGAGACCTATGTCCCGTGGGGGCAGAAGCTCGACACCAGCGCGGTCGAGACGCGTACCAACAACTCCAGCATCGGGGCGATCAGCTATGCCCGCACCTGACATCGAGGCGGCGCCGGATCATCCGCTGGTACGCCGGCGCGACGCCGCGCAGATCACGCTCGACACTTGGTCGAAGCGCCCGCAGAAGCTCGGCACAGCCGACTGCGTCCGCATGACGGCCGCGCACTTGCGGTTGCTCGGCTGGAGGGTGAAGCTGCCGCCTGCCGGCAGCTATCGCACCGTCAATTCGGCGATGAAGGCGCTCGCCAGCGCCGGCCACGATTCGATCTCGGCCGCCCTCGACGCACTTGGCCTCGAGCGGATCTCGCCGGCGGCGACGATCGTCGGCGATATCATCCTGATGCCGGCCGATCACGAGCTCGGCGCGCTCGTGATCGTCATGGGCAACGGCCGCGTCGCCGGCTGGCATGACGAATGCGCGGATGGCGTCGTCGTCATGCAGCCGCTGCAGATGCTCGCCGCTTGGCGCGCGGATCCGCAATGAAAGTCCTCAAAATCGCAGCGATCGTCATCGGCGCCGCAGCACTGATCGCGACCGGTGTCGGCGTCGCCGCCGGCTTGAGCATCGGAGCGTCGTTCGCTGGCGTCGCCGGGTCGGTCGGCCTGGCGCTGGGTGTCAGCGGCACTTTGGTCGGCGGCGTCTTGCTCGGTGCGATCGGTATTGCGGTGACGAGCGGCCTTGAGGCGGTGTTACCAAAGCCATCGGCGACCAGTGGAACGCAGACGAAATGGAAGCCGGATCCCTATGCCGGCAACCCGTACCTGATGGGCCGCACGCTCGCGGGCGGCAACATCGTGCTCCGCCGCGGGCACGGCACGAACAACATGTACGAGACCTTCGTTACGATCCTGACGATCTGCACCGCGGCGTCGATCGACACGACCTTCCTCAACAAGACGACGACCGCGTTCGATAGCGGCGGTGCGGCGGTCGGAACCTATGCCGGCCAGGTGTGGCAGCGCCAGCAGCTGGGCCTTTGCCCGGAACCGACGGCGCTGACCTCCCCAGTTGGCAACCCGGCCGGGTTCACGCCCCAGCACAAGCTCTCCGGCCTCGCCGCGACGATGCTGACCTTGAAGTATGACACGCGCACCACGAACGGCCTGACGACCGAGCCGGCACCCGCCTGGATCGGGCATTGGGTCAAGGTCTACGACCCCCGCCTCGACAGCACGTACCCGGGCGGCAACGGCACCTGCAGGGCGTATGACGAGGACACCTACGTGTGGTCCGAGAACCCGCATCTCCATGGCCTGACCTGGGCTATGGGACGATATCAGAACGGCGTGCGCGTGGCTGGTATCGGTGCCGGCGCGCCCGTCGCGGGCGGGACGGTCAAGGGCGTGGACGTCGCCAGTTTCGTCGAGGGGGCAAATCTCGACGACGCGCGGCACTGGACGATCGGCGGCCAGGTCAACACGCGTCCGGACACCCTCTGGAACAGCCTCAAGTCGATGCTCCAGGCGGGCGGCGCGCGCCCGGCGCTGATCGGCGGCGTCATCACCTCGATCAATCGTGCGCCGCGCGTCAGCCTGGCGACCATCACGCGCGACGATATCGTCGGCAAATGCACCTTCGCCGGCACCCAGCCGCGCCGTAACCGCCTCAACGGCATCATCCCGCAATATCGCTCCGAGGCGCACGATTGGGAGATGGTGTCGGCCGGCGAGGTGTCGGTCGCGGATTTCGTCACGCTCGATGGCGACGAACGGACGAAGGAAATTCCGTATCCATTGGTCCAGGACGTCGATCAGGTCGCGCAGCTCGCCGGCTATGACCTGTACGATCTGCGCGAAGCCGGCCCCGGCTCGGTTCCGCTCAAGCCGTGGTGGCTGAACTACAAGGTCGGCGATTGCGTCACCTTCGAGCCCGAAGATGGCCTCTCGATCAAGACGCTCGTCACCGGCCGCGCGATCGAGGCGCAATCCGGCGTCGTGACGTACACGCTGCGCGGCGAGACCGACGACAAGCATTCGTTTGCGCTCGGGCAGACGGGCACCGCCCCGCCGATCGTCAGCTTGGCCTATAGCACCGGCGTCGCAGCGCCAGACGGCGCGGACTGGACCCTCACCGGAACCGCGTTGACGGCGGATGGCGCGTCCCAGCCCGCGCTGCACCTCACCGGTGCGGTCGGCAATTCGAGCGCCGAAGCCGTGATTTTCGAATATCGGACCGCCGGCACCACGGCCGGCGCCTGGACGGCGACGGGCACCGACGCCGCGACGACGATCGAGAAGACCATCACGTCGGTGTCGCAGAACACATCCTATGAGGTTGCGGTGAGCTACCGGGTCCGCGGCGTCACGGGATCACGCCGCGTGCTTGGTCCGGTCACGGCCGGTGCGCTGACCGTGTCCAGCGTCGCCGATGCCGGCAGCGCCGGCGTCGTGAGCGACGGGACCACTTCCTACTCGGCCGAGCAGATCAAAGCCCTCGAGCTGCGCCTCGACGCGGCCGGGCTCTAGAACCCAACCGGAGAATATCATGGCAATTGCGGCTCATCTGCCGATCGTCGCCGATCGGGCGGGCGCCTGTGTGCGAACGGTTCGCTTCGTCGGGCTCGATCTTCGCGCTGCGGCAATGCGCCTACAAGTCCGGCTGAAGCCGGACACGCCGGGCGCTCCCTTGGTCGATCTGAACATCGCCGCAGCCGATGTCGAAGGACTGTCGCTCGCCGAGTTCTCGATCGCTGACGGTGTGCCGACGAGCACGGTGCAGATCCGCATCGCTGAAGCGACGATGAAGGATGACGCGAAGGTCCCCTATATCGGTGAGCTGGGCGATGCCGCGCCGCTCGCTTACGACCTGATCGCCACGATCGGCGGGGATAAGCGTCGGCTGATCTTCGGCGAGTTCGTCGCCTTGGCGACGGTGAACGGCGCGGACGGTGCGCCAGCGTCGCGCCCCGAGGGCGGCGGATCCCGGTCGCAGTCCTGGTCGGCTTGGTCGAATGCGTCGGTGTCTGTCCTTACTGATGTTGCGCAGGTATCGATCGATGGGCTCGACCAGCTGGCGCCAATCGTCGCCACGGCGACCGACGCAGCGGACCGTGCGGAAGCAGCTGAGGCCGGGGCGGTTTCGGCTCTGGAGACCCGAGCACCTAAAAAGGGCGCGCTGTTCGCGCCCGCGGATGGCCTTCCTGCAAATGTTGGCGGTTACGCGAACTTCGAACAGCCGGCGGACTCTGACCTTTCGGCGCCTGCCTTCATCGGCGTGATCGGCAATCGTTTCGTGTTCGGCGATGGCGGCGCAGGCAACCGTGGCGCCGGGCTGGACCTCACGAGAGCCAGTCTCGGCTTCGGCACCAATCTGCTCTTCGACGAAGCTCCGACCATCCGGCCAGCCATGGGCGCGCCGGCCACATTCGGCGGCTACAGCTTCGACATGCGACCCGCCGACGGTTCCGCGCTTAGCGGAGACGTTTTCCGCGGCGTGATCGGCAACCGCTATGTCTTCTACGATTACGGTGCCGGCAATAACGGCTTCGGGATCGATCTGACCCGGTGTTTGCCGGACGTCGGGTCGAACGCGGTCCTGGATAGCGACGGCGCCGGCAATCTGGCATTCGGGTTGATGTACGGCCGCAAGTTTCACACCGACACGCGTTCGGTCGAGATTAATGGCTATTACGCGCCGGGCGAGGCGGGCGTCGCGAACGTCCCGCGCTGGAACCTGGTCCGGGTCACCGCCGGCCCACAGACCTTTGCGCGCTCTCCTGAT